TTGTTGTTTCTGTGTAATCACTTGTTGGCACAAGTAATGCGCCATTTCTAAAAACCAAGTCCTGACCATTAATATATCCAGCGCCCCTAGCTGTTGGCGTAAATACAGTTTGACCTGCCGTTGCAACAAACTCATCGCTTGTATAGTAAAAACCATCGGGCGCAACAAGCCCAACAACCCGACCATAAATATCAATCGTTAAATTTGCACCGCTTCCTGTGTATGTAGGCGAACCACCAAAATCAAGAAACTGTGCAAGCGATCCGACCAATGTGCCATTTGGATTATTAGTAATTGATATTTCGCCGCCGCCGACTGTTGTCGTTCCTGTTGTCAGCAATTGCCCTGTGCGAATATCCAGATCAATATAATTTGTGCCATCAGGCAATGCCGACCACAATGAAGGATCAAACGTAGATGCTGGAACATAAGCCGCTGTTGCTGCTGCATATGATGCTGGCGCAGTTCCAAAACTAAATGTGCGACCTGTGCGATTTATATAGCAAAGTTTATTTGCTGTGCCAAATGTCGGTTGTGCTAAATACCATGTGTAATCAGCCGGGTTTGTACTAAATGATGATGATGATGAATTGTATAAGCCGTAATAATTTTTTCCAATAGGGGAAGCATTCAATCCAGAGCCAGATAAATTATCACCATAAGCGACAATAAGATATTGATTGTCATATGTGAATGTTGTCGGCCGCCATTGCAGCAATGCTGATGCGCTAGAAAAATCACTGCTACCTAATTGATTAACCATCCTGCTAAAGAAATACCAATTGCCAGCGGGTATTCCTGCCAAAGTAACAGGAGGAAATGCAGTAGATGGATTATATGGATTGCCGTTTGATTGAACCTCTGTCGTACCAGCAAATATTCTTTGTGCGCTTGTAGGATTGCTAAATGCCGAATACCAAACTTCAGCATATTGCACAATGCCAGCAGATGATGTTGTGACGTTTACTTGAAATGATGGATTTGCAGCATTAGGATATAAGCCGCCAATTGTCGGCGTTGGTATTGTTCCAAAAGTTAATGGATCACCCAAACCAGTATTAGGTGCTGGCGTAAATTCTGTGACATTAGCATCATCAAAAACGGCAGGATTAAATTCCATCAATGATAGCGTTGCGGTAATGCTGCCATCATTGTCAAAATCTTCAACCACTTTTGAAATTCTAAATAGCTTTGCTACCCATCCATAATTTGCATTAGTGAGCGTGACAATATCACCAGCTTCTAATTGCAAACCAACATAATTAATTTTTAGTTGTACCTGCAAATCTTCGCGGCATGATTCTAAAAATCTATTGGCAAGCAATTGTGCGCGAATATTATTATTTACAAAATTTAAATTAATCTCTTGTTTGTTTACTGGTTCGTTCGGGTACATCAACGATGGATTAATAACAGACAAATCAAATGTTGCAGATGCAAAAGAATCTTGTTGCGTACCATCTGGAAATTTAACTTCTGCAATGTTAAATGAATTGCTTATGTCAACGGGCGAAACAGTTAAACCAGAAATAACATTTGAATCATCAAGAGCCATTGCAACCGTATATGTAGGTTGCTGAACAATAACACCCCATTGACCAGTAATTTCATTGTATTTCACCAAACAATCACAACTATTCGCCATTAGCTGAATGTTGCTCATGATTGAGTTTTGCGTATCTACTACGCCATCAAACCTAAATCTTTTTATAAGATCAGAACCGCCACTATAATTTGTGTAAACAACATTTTGATCTGAGTAAACATTTAATGCAGTTAAACTAGCCGTGTTTATATTTGACAACAAAATTGCTGCGCCATATCTTGATGATGAAAAATAATCTAAGAAACAATCGCCCGGCAAATATCGAGAATTTGTAATTTGGAATCGCATTGAATCCAAACCACGAATATTTGCAGTTACACTGTATTGAAGTTTGACAATCGCAAAAACGCAATTTGTCATTTGCTTTGCTGGCGACCATGTATAAACGAGACCGGCAGCACTCATTACCTGATTAGCAGTTAATGTTGTATTTGCAGGATTTGCAGAGCCATTTCTGTATAAATAAAAATTTATTTTACCGTTTACTGTTGTGTCATAAAGACCAGTAGATTCATCAAGCAAAGAAATTACTTTGGTTAAATCTGTGCCATCAAAAATAACTCTTTTACCAGCGTAATAAATTTTCCCAAAAGTAAATGTATCTGGTGTGCCACTCGTTTCTGTATTTGTTACTTCAGATAATGCAACAACATAATAAATATTTTGATTATCTGAAGTAATGCTCATATCAACTAGCGCACCGCCGATATAAGCAGAGCCATAAACAACAGGTAATTTATTATCACCAGCAGGAGGAACCGTTACTCTGCTTCCAGGATTTTCAGTAGCAGTTGAATTTATTGTTGGTTCATTTGGTGTAAATACGCGAGAAATTACTGAGCTTGCAACTATGTTAATTGCAAACGCCGTTACATACGCAGCAGTTCCCGCACTAATAATCCCTGCGGTAACAAGATAGTTTGCAATTATTGTACCGGGCATTATCTATACCATGTTTCTTCAAGTTTATAAAAACCAAACTTGTTATATTTTAAGTCTGGTGAATTGACCATTTTAGTCATCGTATAAAATTGTATTTTGCCCTGCTTTACCATTGCATTGCATTCTGACACATAGGCAGTAATCAATCTATAAGCCGCTGTGCCGCCTCGATATTCTGGATCAACCCAATATGCCACTTCACTACATTGCCGCGCTTTAGGATTCCATATATTCGGTATGATGGCAGCAATCAACATACCTATAATCACATCATCTTTTTCAGCCAAAAATATAACGCCTGATCCTGCCAATAATTCAGACAATAATTGAATTATATATTCCTCATCATCGGCATATTTCAAAACATCTAATGGCGCAGCATCTCTATATTGTTTTAAAAGTTTAATAATTTCTGGAACATCAAACTTATTTGCTTGTCTTATCATATCTTTTCCTTATGAATTAGCTGATGCGCCTTTGCCAAAATAATAGTTTATTGTGCTGATGTAATTTACGCGATTCATTGATGTATCACCTGAATTGTAAAATTGCCATGAGTTGTCGTTGGTATATCTGCCAGCCATTCGATTTTGCAAAATCAATTGAATGGACGATGCCGACACAGTAATCACGCCAACATATCCTCGCGCCTCTTCCATCCACTGTTCATTGATTGTGAATGAATTAATGTATCCATTAAAGAATTGATACAAACCGCCTGTGCCGCCGGTTGTAATCAATTGATTATTGGTATCAAAAAACCCATGCCACATTTCAATTTGTGAGCCTTTAATATCTGCGCCCAATACCATTGCAAGCATTGACGTATCAATGCCAACAAGCGTCACTGTTGTTTCGTTAGCTGTGGATTTAATATCACGCTGCGCCGATCCGACACTAACCAATTGACCAAGACCAGTAAAAGGCAAAGCGTCAACAGCCGAAACCGTTATTGCTGTTGGCGTTGTAGCAAATCTATATGTCGCAGATGAAGTTGTTATCCGCACAAAGTTTGCATACCGGATATTGTTTGTATTTTGAACTGGCGTAATTACATTCACAGCACCACCTCAATTGCTCTAAATCCACCTGTCCATTGAATAAATGAATCATTGGTCATCGGCACAAGCGAATATGTAGGATAGTTACGCATGATTACAGGAAAGGTAATGCCTGTGTAAGTGCTGCCGCCCAGTGCCGTTGTCGTGCCGTATTGCCCTATTACTGCGCCAATGGGCGAGGCAACCGTTGTCATGACTGTTCTATGTACCGGGATATTTACAGTCGCGCTTGCGCCCCTCTGTACGTCTGCCGTTGCTATGTATGCGTACCTATCAATCTGGATAAAATCGCCTGTCTTTACAATGTATAAAGACGCAGATATAGATGGCAATGATCCCAATACAATGGTTTTGTTTGCGGTTCCTGTTTCAATTGTGCAAGCATTAACTTGAATGCTTGTCATATCGCCACGATAGGCAATATAGTTAAGCCAGCCGGTAGAACCAAAATTTAAATATTGTTCACCTTGTCTATCCACTTCACGCAGCACAGATAGCACTGCGCGATTCTGCGAATAAAGCAAATAATTCATCGGCCTTAATTCAAACTCAAATGGTTGCACCGTCAAAATTTCGGATGTGCTGAGTCGCATATTCCGCGACAACATTTGTCCGACAAATTTATGATCGTTAATGCCAACCGATTCAGCCACCGAAAGAATTGTTTGCAATGACATGATTTATCTCGATATTGGAACACTACGATTTGCGCTTTGATACGCAGCCCAAATTGTATTTTTATTTGATGCAAGAAACTGCGTTGCCGACTGCGTATCAATTGCACTCATGCTGGCAATGTATGTGCCGTTATTTGTAAAGCCGCCTTTGTTCATATTAGCCGCAGCTTGTTGCCATGATCCGTTTGGAATGACAGTGCCGGGAGTATTTGGCATAAATAATTCAGGACCATTTTCTCCAACTAATGTCAATCCGTTAATCGCGCCACCAGATGCAGCCTCTCCATATCCAACACTAATGCCAGCATCATAGTTTATAGTTTTTATTGGCGCAGGACTAAACATTCCAACAAGCGATCTAAACAACATAGATGCTTGCGCTTGCATTTCCATGCGAATCAAATCTTTAATAATTGATAAAGCAAATTCTTCAAATTTAAATTCACCTGTTTCCACAAAATTGCTAATTGCTGCATCCATATTGCTCATAACAGTTGAAAATGCAGCCTCTCCACGCTTAAAAGCATTTTCAGCGGTTTCTTGAAATTGACGGGCAGAATATTCCCATCCATCAACAAAACTTCTTTGCCGTTCTATTTCCTTTTCTAAATTTTGTTGACGCGCATTATTTATTTGATCTATCGCATCAAGTTCAATATCTCTTATTTCTTCAATGTTTTTAATTCTTTGTTCATATTCTTCACGCGCTTTTTGTCCACCACCTTGACGCTTCATTTCATATTCAGCTTCTTTCATTTGATCGTTATATTTTTTTTCTGCTTCAATCAAACGGTGAATATTTTCTAATGCAAGATTAGACAAGTTATATTGATTGGTAGACATCAAATAACGATTGCCTTCTAGTTGCAATCGTTGTTTTTCAATATTTAATGTTGATTGAATGTTGGCAATGTCGCGCCCTTTTTGCTGCGCCAAATCCAATTTAAACATTTTGTCTTCTAAATCAAACTGTTCTTTTGTTGCTTCTTTTCTTACTTCTTGAAGCCTAACAATTGAATCAATTACAATTAATTCATTGTCTAATATTTTATTTCTATTTGCGTCAAGCAACATAAGATCGTGGAGAGTTTTTCCAGTTAACTCATATGCTTCATTTAATTCTTTTATTTTTTGTTTTGTTTCATCTTTTATTTTTTTAATTTCTTGTTCATATTCAATATCTAATTTTTTTTGTGCATAGGCAGCAGAGCCAAGATTAAATCTGTCTCTTTCTAAATTAATTAATTCAATTGTATTATCTGTTTCTTGTCTTAAAGTTACCATTCGTAAAGCAGTTTCATCTTTAACTGCTTTAATAGTTATGTCATGATTTCTTTTTTGTTCTTGTGCCAGTATTGTTGATCTTGCTTCTTGTATTGCAATGATTCTATTTTTTTCTTGCTGATATTGTTGATCTGCCAATTGCATATTTTTTTGACGCACTGCTGCATCTTCTGCTGATTTTGCAGATAAATCATATGCTCTCTCAATATCAATTAAAGTATTTGAATATTGAGCACCTGCTTTTGCTAATTGATTTGCTTGTTCAACTTCTAATTTACGCAATTCATATGTGCCTTCACCAATTTCAAATTTTTCTTTTTCTAAAGAAAGCAAATCATATGTTGCTTTATATTCTGCATCATTAGTGTTAGCTTGTTTTTTATATTCAGTATCAATATTTTGCATCGTAATTTGATGCTGATGCGCTAATGCTTTTTGACGCAGACCATTTTCTATACCAAATTGTTTAACCCTCGCATCAATTGCAGCCTTTTCTTTTGCATTAATTAAATCAACTTGCTCTTTTTCTTTGTTACGCTCTTTTGCCGCATCATTACGAATTTGTGCAAGATCACTTGCCAAATTTAATATCATTTTTTCTTGCGCTATTGCAGCCTCACCTAGCGGAATTCCTTTGGCATCAATAGCAAACATTTTGTCGGCAATGTCTGCTTTTTCTTTTATTAGTTTAATTTCAAGTTCTAATGCTCTACGTGTTTCTTGTTTGCGCTTTTCTTCCTCTGCCGCAGCTTTTGCATCAGACTGCCCTTTTTTTGAAGGATTTTTATAATCGCCAGCAACAGCTGCTTTTGCAATTTCTATTGCTGCCCTGTTTTGTCTTTGTGGTGATGCGCCATAACCATGAGTTATTGCTGTGCCGGACATACCGCCCAATTCACCTGCGCCCCAATCAATTTCTGCGCTACCACCTTCCTTTAAATTTTGCATTGTGTCCGCAATGTTTGCTATTGAATTAACAATTGCAGCCAATGGAGAAACCAATTTTTGAGCAAAGAAAAGAATATTTTTAAATGCCGCTTCTATGTTTTCCCATGCTTTTGCATTTTCTTGTATTGCAGAAAGCAAAGCCGGATCGCCCATTTCTTTGTATTTGTTTACAAAAGTTGAAGCGTCTACACCTTTCATCGCCTTACCAAGAATTTGATTTTGTAATGCTGCTCTTTTGCCAGCATCTTCTACTTGCGCCAATTCTTGTACTACTCTTTTGAACAAATCTTCCAGCTTTAGATTTTCAACATCTTTCCCGCTAATTTTTAATTCAGTAAATGCTTTGCGTAATTCGTCGCTACCCTCAATTGCATCTTGTTGAACACTTGCCAATTTGTTTAATGATGTGCCTATGTTATCAGCCTCGCCGCCAGCACCTTGCATCGCCGCTTGCATTGCAATTAATGATGATGTTGTTACATCATAAGCAGCGGCAGTATCTTCAATTTGATCGGCATATTGGAATGCTTTTCCAACAACCAATGCAGCAGCAGCAACACCAGCAAGACCTGTTGCCGCTGTTGTCATAAACTCATCTTGCGCTTTTTGTGCATTACGCAACGCGCGCTTTTGATTCATTTCAAATTCGCGCGTTTTCTTTGTGGCATCATCAATGCCAGAAATAAATTCTTTGTTATCTAAACCAAGAATGACACCAAGCCGCGCAATTAATGACATGATTTACCCTTTACTTTGCTTTGCTTTGTTTTGCTTTATATTTTGTAATTTGATTTTGTATTTCAATTTTTAATTTTTCTGCAACCGCATCTTGATTTTTTTCAAGTGCTGGCCTTAAATATGGCCTTGGAGCCATTCTTGCCGAACCAAATTCACGTTGCAATGCTAATTGACCACGCTTTGACAAGCCTTTAGGCATAGCCATTGTTTTATTATGATTCTTTGTGCCGTATTCAACAAACATTGCGCGACCATCAGAAATATCTTTTCCTTCCAATATTGCGCTTACTTGAGCAATAACCAAATCGGTTGGTTTAACATACATTGACCTTTGATCTTTTGGTTTAGCCAATCTTGCATCAACGCGCAAAGTTCTTTGCAATTGACCTGTATCATAACCATGCCCCGGTTTTAAATTAGCTTTAGCCGCATTTAATACAATAGTCATTGCTGTTTTTGCAGCAGGAATTAATACGTTTTTATCCGCGCTTTCAACGCCATAATCTTTGCTTATTTGTTCAAGCAAATACGCCAATTCCTGAGCACCGTAAACAGAACTAAAACTTTGCTTTGGTCCAGCCATTTTAAAACCTTCCTTCCGAACCGGGCATCATCTGCATGAATAACAATAACCGCTTGTTTGCTTCCTCTGCTTTTTGTTGCTCAGTCAATGGTCTGTAAATGTACTCATAAGACAGACCAAGAATCTCATTCAATGTATACGCTTTAGAATTGCCGCCACGAATGTAATTAAAAACACCAGTGGTAAGCAATCCCAATGTATTCAAAATTACTTTGTTGCCTATAAACCCATCATTAATCGCAATCATTACAACATTAAAATCATCCTCGCTCATTGCATCTGGATTTGCACCATGCGCTAACAAATATGCTCTAGTCTGCAAACGCAATGAGCCAATTAGTTTTTTTTCGTTTCCTCATAACTAGGCGAAATTACTTCCGCAATTTTTTTCATTAATTCTAATTGCACAGGAAACGGAAACTCGCTGTTAATTTCTTCGTAAGTTAATTCATCCATGTTTGCGCCTTCCATTTCAGGCACAAGCAATTTCACCATTTCCAAAACTCTTTGCTCAGTCTGAGCAGTAATTTTTGCCAAGTTTTTTACTGATCGACCATCAACAATTACATCATCATCCAAATAAACAATTGAATCGCTTTGCAATGTTTCTTTTTTTTCCAGCAGCGGTTTAATTAATTCTTCTGTTTTCTTTGTAATATCAACTTCAGAAACGCGCTTATTTATAATTTCCATTTCTGATGCTAGTGGAACGCGAACCTTAAAGTTTTGACCGCCCAAAACAAATGATCGAGTTCTTAAAATTTGTTGATTAACTTTTAGAATTTCTGACAGTTTCATATCTTATCCTTTCTTAATAATGCCGTTATATATTTCGTTGTTCAAATCGTTGACGTATTGAACAATCTCTTGTGGTGACATTTTATCAGCATGATTCGCTGCAATGGCATGAACCAGTGAAATGCCTGTCAGTTTTTGTTGCGGAAAGCCAAACCAGCTTTTAGGTGCAATCAATGATTGCTCAAGCAAATACCCAAGCAAATCGTTGTTGTTGTTGATTTGTGTTGTCATATATTCTCATGTAAAAAAGCCCCCGAAGGGGCGATTGTTTTAGTTGTTAGACCAGCCGTACTGACCACCGCGAGGATGAACAGTAAATACGCATTTGGCTTCTGCGCCGGGTTGTGGATCAATTTGAAATTGAGATACTCGACCATTAAATGCATAAGCAATTGTGTTTGATCCATCTACCGCAGCCACCACAAATGTGCGATCTACAATACCGCTGTATGCGTCTGAACGAATCTGAAGTAGCGCAGCGTCAGATGGATTCCATGCGGCAGTAATTGATAGCGAAGTCGGAGCAGATTGCACAGGAATCTTGTCCGATTGACGCGCACCGGCAACCGAAAAGTTTGCCACTGCATCATCCTGCCCAAAAGCAGGAATTGCCTCGACAGGAACTGCAACACCGTTTGCGCCAGTGCCGTTTGCAGTAGTGCCGACAATTGCCGCCACTTGTGCAGTCCATACCGACAGGTTAGCCGTTGTCAGTGGTGTTGGTGTTGCAGCCGACTGCATCCATAGTGATGCGCTAAAGCCGGGCAATACTTTGCTTGGAATAGCCATGATTTTTTTCCCTATTAAACGTTATTTGACCAGCCGTACTGACCGCCGCGAGGATGAATCGTAAACATACATTTTGCTTCAGCACCGGGCGCAGGATCAATATTAAATTGACTGACGCGACCGTTAAATGCGTAATAAACAATGTTTGAACCATCAACAGCAGCAATCACAAATGTGCGATCAATGACACCGCTTTCGGAATCTGAGCGCATCAGCAGCAGGTTAGTATCTGCCGGGTTCCATGCAGCGGTAATCGACAAAGATGTGGGCGCAGATTGCACCGGAATTTTGTCCGACTGCCTTGCGCCAGCCACAGAAAAGTTTGCTACCGCATCATCTTGACCAAATGCTGGGATTGCTTCCACAGGCAACAGGTTGCCCGATACAGCAATCGGCGCAACGCTTGCCACAAGCGACAATTGCGCGACAGTCAATGGTGTTGGGGTTGCCGTTGGTTGGCAATATAGCGAAGCCGAAAAGCCCGGCAATACTTTATTTGGAAGTGCCATTTTTAATTCCTCAAAAAAAGTTAAAAGTTATTTTATGTCGGAATATCCATTGTGCAATCCAGATAAATGGAATGTAAACCAATATCGTTTTCGAAAGTGTTATATAAAAAATCGACATCGATCTTGCTTACATAAAATCCACTCACCCCGCCAAACTGCCCACTGTATCCATGCAATGCCTGTATTATCGTGTTTGCTATGCTGAATGCATCTTGCAATGTGCCAGCATATATATTGGTCTGGAATATTGGTCTATCTATTCCTTTGACCGATTGCGTTGTGCCTGTATAAACAGGTTGATGCACATTCCGCAAATTCCATGTTACAAATTTCTGTTGCGTTGCGAAGTTTCTGTTAAATGATGCATACACAGGAACCGGCGAAACAGTCGATGTCAGTTGCGCTTGTATTGCTAGTGCGTAATTACTGACATTATTTTGACCAGCCATTATTAAACCTGTGTTGATGGATCATTGCGATAACAAAGAAACGTCACTTTCATTCTGTCATTTGATTCTATCGCGCTATCAATACGCCAATCATTGCCGCGCCAAATAATAGAATACAAGTTTTGATTATCGTACATATCGCGGGTATATGGTGTGAAATTAAATACAAAATTAATTAGCCCAGTATAAACTCGATATTTATCGGTAATCCTTAAATCGTTTTTTACTTCCTTAATTTCTGCCTTACTTTCAAATTTCAGCGTCTTTGTTGTTACCGTATCGCCATAGGCCGAAGTGGTAAACCCCAAAGTATAAACTTGCGCCTCTTCATATCTTGCGACCATAATTGTTCACATAATCAGCGGTTTATATGGGCGAAGCAATACATCAACGCCCATTGGTATCTGTGCGTGTTGTCCAACAGTATCGCCAACCGC